AATATGAAAATAACAAAAAAAGCGGCAAAAGAATTTGATGAAAATTTAAGAAAACGTGTACCAGACTGGCCTGGCCTTAATAATTTAGAAGCATCAGACATTGATGCTGTTAGAAAATTCTTCAGACAACCCAACAGTGGTGAAGCGAGAAAAGCATTCTCAGAAGAAATGGCGTTACCACGAAGCATGAAGTTAGGATTCCCTGATCAAGCATCAGTCAGAGCGGCTGTTTCAAAAGCTGATATGCTTGGAATGGGTTCTGGAGATGCGGCTGGGCGAATGATTTCTAGGATTGACTACAATGCACCTGTAGATCCTGTGTCTAATCACACAACTTATCCAGCTGGGTTAAAGAAAGTTTCTAATACGCCTGTCTACAGAATGGCAGACGAAAAAGGTAACTTTAGAGATGTTCCTGTAAGTATGTTCTTCCAAGATTTTATCGAAGGTAGAAAAGTAGATGGTGTTATACCTCCAGAACACAGAAATATTAGGGCGATGGAATTGTCACAAGCAACTCAGCCTGCTACAAAAGAATTATCAGATGTTATTAATGAGTATCTATATCAAACAGACAATACGAGACGTGGATACCCTTATAATCGATAGAATGCCAAAAGGATTTTAAAATGCCTGCAAAGAAAAAAGCTAAACGAGACGCATGTTATAGAAAAGTAAAAGGCAGATACACACGCAATGGTGGAACATGGCCTTCTGCTTATGGGTCAGGTGCTTTAGTTAAATGTCGCAAGGTAGGCGCAAAAAATTGGGGTAAGAAAAGTGCCAAAAAAAAGTAGTAACAGCTTAAAAACTTGGTTCTCTCAGAACAATGGCAAAGGTTGGGTTGACTGTAAGACAGGCAAGCCTTGTGGTCGTAAGTCACGCACAAAGACTAAACGAGGTTACCCAGCATGTAGGCCAACTATGGCACAATGCAAAAGCAAGGCGAGTAAAACAGCCACTAAGAAAAAGACATCTAAAAAGCGCATAAGCTGGAAAGGCAAGAAGTAATGGTTAAGAAGACAGTACAAGCACCAAAAGGTTACCATTGGATGAAGTCTGGTAAAGGCTATAAGCTGATGAAGGGTGAATACAAACCACACAAAGGTGCTGTTAGAAAAGCGTCATTTGATATTCAGAAAGTACATAAAAAGTAATGTTTGGCTCCCTAAGTAAACTGGCTATGTCTTTGGGTCGTGAGTTGTTTGGTCTTAATGTTAAGTCCAACCAAAAACTTGCTGACATTGCAAAAAAAATTGGAATAGACACAGATGACATTGCGTCTGCATCTGATGAAGCTATTCAAGCTACACTAGAAACTGCCGCTCGTTCAGGAGCTATAGATCCTCGTGAAGCTAACGCGATTACAATACAAATTGCCAAAGATGCACAACCTACACTGAAAGTGGACAATCCAAACGAAGATTGGCTTGCAAGCAAAATAAGATTTGCTGAACGCTCAAAAGAGAATGCGCCTCCAAATACATATCGGGCAAACTTAGGTAACTCAGATGGTGTCACTGGATACTTTAGCAAGCCAATAGCACTTGACCCAAAGATGCTTGTAGATGTTAGAGGGTCAATGGGCGAAGAGAGCTTTAGACCTGACGCAAGAAAAATGCAAGATCTCAGGGAAAGTATTGCAGAGGGTGGCTACGAGGCGTCTCCAATTCTTATCCATGTGCGTGAAGACGGAGTACCATTTGTGGTTGAAGGTAATCATAGGATCATTGAAGGTATAGAAAGTGGTAGGTCAACTATACCTGTAGAACTTAAATATCTTAGAGGTTCTGAAGATATAGAAGATGGCATACTAAGCCCAACTAATTTAGGAGTTAAACGATAATGGCAAAATACCAAGGTAGAACTGTAACTCTAAACAAGCCACGCAGAATAGCCAAAGGTGAACCATCTTATGGCAAGAAGAAGTCTGTTGTATATGTGACTGATGGAGGTAAAGTTAAGAAAGTTACCTTTGGGGATGCCAACATGAAGATTAAGAAAGCACAGGCAGGTCGCAGAAAGAGCTTCAGAGCGCGTCATAATTGTGATAACCCTGGCCCAAAGACAAAGGCCAGATACTGGTCATGTAAGGCGTGGTGATATGGTTAACTTAGTAAAAACTTTTGGATCTCTAGCAAAATTGTTTAGCCCTTCGTTGGAAGCGGCTAAAGATTTGGCTCAGAAGAAAGGTTCTTACGAACAGTTAAAAGCTATGATGATTAAGAATGGCGCAAAGGCAGACGAGCTTGAGTGGTCTGGTGCAGATAATTTTTTTGAAGGTAAGAAAGTTACCAAAGATGAAATTGTTGAATACCTTAGTAAAAACGATCCAAGATTATATACAGAGCGAAGAGTGGTTACTGAAGGGTTAACTGGTGAAACAGATTTTTTGACCACAGAGGAAAGGAGGGCGCAAGCTATAAGAGACGTTATGCAAGATACAGATATGGTCAATGAAGAAAAATTAAATATTCTTGATGAGATGAAATCTAACCCTGACGATCTAGTGCCATTTGAATCTGATGTTGCGTTTGGAAGCTATGGTGATACTAATTCAGAAATTCTTGAACAGATTAAAAATAGTCCTGTCGATTCAGGTTCTATGGATTTAGATACTTACTTAAAAAGGCGGTTACGTCAATCATTGAAAGACTCCTATGATGCAGATCCTCCTTCATTCTATCAAAGATATAACATAGAAGTACCTAGAGTTTTTGGTGCAGGTGACACACAATATTCAAGTTATTTTCCAGCAGGTGCAGAACGATACATGGAAAATTTGTATCAATACACTGATCCTACAGAAAAAATACCTTTTAATCAATTTGCTGGTAGTAAGCACTTTGGCGACGATGATATTGGTACAATATTTCATACTCGTACAGGAGATTTCCCAGTAGACTCAGCTTCTGAGACAGGTGGGGGTTTTGGATCACTCGCTAGATATGTAGGTGAAATACAATCAGATCCACAGCAAGCTCTAAGGGGTGAAAAACCGCGTAGCTACAATGAAACCATATTAGTTTCTAGGTTAAATGACCTAAACGAAAAAATGATAGCTGACAAAAAGAAACTTAGAGAAAATAATCGAAAGATGTTTGCCAATAATTTAAATGACGAAGAGTTGGGTAGGCTTGGGCGTGAAGCGGCTATTTTTCAAATAAACAAAATAATTAAAGACCCTACAAAACAAAACGATAGTTTTAAGGACATGGCGAGTGCCTTTAAAATTAAAGATGAACTTCCATTAGATACATCATTAATGAATGAAGATGAAATGGAGTTTTTGCACTTACAACTTTACAACTTTGACGAGTTTAGAGGTGTAAATTTGCTTGCAGGTGAAGACAAAAGAATTGTTGATGAATTTTCTAGTAGAATGCAAACTGCTTGGACTAGAGAACCATTGGGCGTTGAGGCTGTTCAGGAATATATGACTTCAAAGCCAGTAGATTGGCTAAATGAAGGTTTCAGAAGGTATTATGGAAATTTAAATGCTGATAATATGATACTTGAAATGGACATTGCCGATACTGTTAGTGAATACAAAAAAATAAAAGATGATCACTTTGAAGGTGGTGAATCATATAAGAGTGCAGGCGCACCTTTTTTATCATCTCAAAACAAATGGGTAGATCAGGCACTCAATAGATCTATTATGGATGCAGTAAACGATCCTAATATTGATTATTTAACATTTCCTGACGATATAGGTGCTATTGGCAAGGTCGGTGGTACAGATAACCCAAAAGAAGGTGCAGTAAACTTTTATCAACGTGATGTTCAAAACAGATTAAAGAAACTTCTTAGTAAATTTGATAAAAACGCTCAAATAGAACAAATAGACTTGTCACCACCATCAGTTCAAGGTGAAACTACTGATATCTTTAGAACTAAAGGCATCAAGATAACTCCAGAGTTTAGAGAGCAAGTAATTAAAAAGGGTATACCTACTTATGCACTTCCACCTATAATTGGTTATGGTGCGTTAAATAGTATAGATCAAAACGAAAACGGAGATCAAATGTAATGGCTAAAGCGGCAGTTAAAAAAGTAGCGCAAGCAGAGATCAGAGCGGCAAAGAGCTTCTTAGAACGCCGTGGTCTAAAGTCTGATGACATTTCTCCCAGAAAGTTTGCAATAGCCGCTAAAGAGCTAGATAAAGGCTTTGCGGATACATTAAAGATACTGGCGCGTGAGTTGTCAGGTGGGAGCGTGTAATGGCTGATGAAGAATATTATAAATCTAAAATAGGAGCATTATCTGAATTAGGTGAAAATAAAAGTAAAGATCCTAGTGCAGAATTTAAAGAACTTTTATCAAAAGCAGAAACAATAGATGTAAATTTAAATAATAATAGTTTAACACCTACAAGGGGTGTTGTCTCAGATTTTCTTGTTAATAAAATTTATGGAGATGATGCTACAAAAGAAAATTACCAAACTGTAACAAATTTTATAGGTGGAGATGGACAAGGGTTTTATGATATGGGATCTTCTGATATAACTTTTGTTCCTGCGTTTTTAGATTCTTATGATGCTTACAATAGATTACAAAAAACACGAAAAACTGATGATTTTTCAGATTCAAAAGAAAGTGTAATTACAAATAGCCCATTTGCATTAAAGGTAGCTGGTATACTGTCTGGCAGTTTAGGATATGAAAATATTATATCTGATTACTATGATGGAAAAAAAATGGATATTACCACTATGTATGGAGGTCCTTTAGGGATTTTAGGTATAAAAGCAGGAGTTTTAAATCTTTTAAAAAAATTAGGTAGATCTGCCGCAAATGCCCCACAAATTGAAAAGTTTTTATTAAAATGAACCGCGCAAGTTTTGGAAAGTTAATGAAAGGAGGAAGTAAAATGAAGTACGGAAAAAAGAAGGCTGTTAAAAAAGTTAAAAAGAAGGTAAAGAAGAAAAAGGCCAAATCAAAAGGGAGATATTAATGGCTTCAGAAAGTAAAGACGTAACTGTTCATGTTACAGGTGTCTCCATGACAGGAGGTGTCAAGAATGACAGTCAGCGATCTGCTCCAACAGATCCGAAAAAATCTGGAGAAGGAGAAGCTAGAAATAGCTAAAAGTATGGTTGAAGGTCGGATTTCCGATTTCAATTCATATCATAGAAACGTGGGTATATCTGAAGGCTTAATGCAAGCGTCAGATATTATCCTCGAAACGATTAAAAATATAAACGAAGAGGATGTATAACGTGTCTCATCAACATGACAGAATATATAAAGACGAAGAAACTGAATCAGAGATCAGTTCAAAGCAACTGCCGATACCTTTAAATTGGAAGGTCTTGGTTCAACCTAATCAGGTTAAAACTAAAACAGCAGGTGGCTTACATCTGCCAACAATATCACAAGACAATGAAGAATACCTTACCGCTCATGGCACAGTTTGCGCCTTGGGTGATTTAGCGTATCGGGACAGAGACACTGGCAAGCGATGGCGTGCCGATGTAAGTCCAAAGGTCGGAGATCGCATAACCTATGGAAAATATGCTGGTCAGAAACTTGTTGTAAAAGGCGTTAAGTTCCTTCTGCTAAATGATGATGAAATAACATCTATTTTGCCAGAAGGTGTTGAAGTCGCCGCGTATGTGGGGTGAACCAAATGGTAGAAAGCAATGTAATGAAAGAAATCGAAGACGAGATCAAAAGAGCTAAAGGAAGCTCTGAAGATTTTGAAATCGAAGTCGTAGAAGATCCAGTTCAGGAAGCGGCTGAAGAGGCAAAGGATGTTGCAGAAGAAAAGCAACAAGCAAAGCCAGAACAAGAAGAAGACGACTATGGGCCGAAAGTCCAGAAGCGTATTCAGAAACTTGTCAGTCAACGTAGAGACGCTGAAATACAGTCTCGACAGATACAAGAGCAAAATGCACAGCTTCAGAAGCGATTAGAGCGACTAGAGCAAGGCTCTCAGCAATCCGCAGAGCAAATGTTCAATGATCGCTACGCCCAAACTAAACAGGCTTTACATAAGGCTGTGGAGGAAGGTGACACAGAAGCTCAAGTAAATTTCCAAGAGCAAATGGCTGATATGAGAGCGGCTATGCGAATTGCAGAGATGCAAAAGCAACAACAACAGCAACGTGCTGTATCTCCAACAGTTGGGCGCGCACAACAAGCTGTGCAAAACCCAGCTCCACAAAAAGCTATGTCGTGGTGGCAACAAAACAATTGGTTTAATGCCGCTGGCTTTGAACGTGAAACTGCGGCGGCTCGTGCAATAGACGTGCAACTTGATTTAGAGGGTTATGATAAAAATTCTGACGATTATTATGATCATTTAGATAGTCGTTTACAAAAAGTCTTTCCTGAGTTATCTTCGGGATCAAGTCCAAGTAGACCACGAGCAAAAAGTAGACCCCCAGTCGCCCCAACTACAGGCGGTTCGTCAAACTACAAGGGCAATAGAGTGAGAATGTCGCAAGAACAACTCAAAATGGCTAGAGAACTTGGAATCACTGATGAAAAAGGTCTTAAACAATACGAAGCTGAAATACGGCGTCAAAAAGGAGCCAGATAATGACTGAGAATAGAAATGTGCGCGCAGACGAAACTCGAAACTCTGTGAGAGATGAGCAAGCTCGTCAAGAAACCTCATGGAAACCCCCAGCACTTTTGGATGCACCCGAAGCTCGTCCAGGTTTCGTCCAAAGGTGGGTAGCTACCTCGATTCAAGGGAAGGATACGCCAGACAACGTATACAAACGTATGCGTGAAGGATGGGAAGCACGCAAAGCTGAGACTGTGAAGAGTAAGTTGTTTCCGACTATTAATCACGGACAGTGGGCAGGTTGTGTAGGAATTGAAGGAATGTTGCTTTGTGAAATGCCAGAAGAACGGCATAGATCAATGAAAGAATACTATTCTAGTAAGAATGGTGAGCAAAATGAATCAATTGCTAGTGATCTAGATGCTTTAGGACGACGTAACGGACAACCAATCTATCAAGAACGGAAGTCTTCCTCAAGTCGCGGTAGAAATCTTTCTGCCATGAGCGATTAACTCTAACGCTATAGGAGCGAAAAAATGGCAAATGTAGACGCCGCATTCGGGTTTGTCCCGATTCGTCACATGAGCGGTAATGCGCCTCGCACCAACAAATATACTATTGCAAGTGGACTTGCAGAAAACATCTTCAAAGGTGATATGGTTATTGTTGTTGCGGCAGGTACTATTACTCCTCATTCTGCAACAGAAACCAACAACATTGGTGTATTCGATGGCTGTTCATATACAGCCGCAGATGGATCATATGTTTACAGTGAGTATTGGCCTTCAGGCACAGTTGCTACTGACATCGTAGCTTATGTATACGATGATCCGTACACAGTGTTTAAAGCACAATCAGCTGGATCTCCTGCACAAACAAATATCATGAATTGCTGTGATGTTGTTGCAGGGGCAGGTTCGACTTTAACAGGTCAATCTGGATTTGAACTGAGTGGCACAATGGCGGCAGGAATAGCTTCTTGCAAGATCGTTGCGCTTTACGATGCACCTGACAATGCTTTTGGTGCGAACGCGATCATGGAGGTTACGATTAACGAACACCTTCTTGGTACTAATGTCGCTGGTATTTAAGGAAGGATTTAAATCATGGCTATGAATAGAGCAAGTTTTGCTAAAATGCTTGAGCCAGGTCTAAACACCTTGTTTGGCCTCGAATATGACAGTTACCCTGCTGAATACGAAGCAGTCTTCTCATCAAACACTTCACAAAAAGCGTTTGAAGAAGATGTACTTCTATCTGGTTTCGGTACTGCACCAACAAAGTCTGAAGGTTCAGCGGTATCTTATGATGATGCTGGTCAACAATGGACTGCACGTTACCAACATGAAACAGTTGCTTTAGCGTTCTCAATTACTGAGGAAGCTGAAGAAGATGGTCAGTATGGCTCAATTGCTTCTCGTTATACAAAAGCACTTGCACGCTCAATGGCTTCCACTAAGGAAATCAAAGCGGCAAATGTTTTAAATAACGCAACAACTGCAAATGGTGGAGATGGTACTACTCTTTTAAGTACATCTCACCCAACGCAAAATGGTAACCAGTCTAACACGTTAGCAACGGCGGCTGACTTGTCTGAGACATCACTAGAGTCAATTCTTATCCAAATAGCGGATATGAAAGATGATCGTGGTCTTAGAATTGCCGCTCAAGGTACGCAGTTGGTTATCCCAACAGCTTACACTTTTGTTGCAGAGCGTTTGTTGGAATCACAACTTCGCACTGGTACTGCGGACAACGACATCAATGCGATTAAATCTGGTGGTTACTTACCACAAGGTTATCATGTGATGCGTCGTCTAACAGATGCGGACGCATTCTTCATCAAGACTGATGTTCCAGATGGACTGAAAATGTTCCAACGTTCGCCTATGAAAAAAGGCATGGAAGGTGATTTCGAAACTGGTAACGTGCGCTACAAAGTGCGTGAGCGTTATTCTTTCGGTTTCACTGACTGGCGTGGTATCTTCGGATCAGAAGGCGCGTAATATAATAAATCAAATTATTTTGATTAATCGAGGCGGTCTTCGGATCGCCTCTTTCTTTTTAATTAAAGCTGTTGTAGTGTACTCTTATCCCTGACAGTCGCATGGTGTGACTGACTTAACCCTGACAGGAGATTCTCATGGGTACAACTACATTTTCAGGCCCAGTACGGGCTGGTACTATTAAAAATACAACAGGCACAACAGTTGGAAGCGACATAGCAAATGTCGGTTATGTTGTCATGATGCAAACGCACACAATGGATCTATCAAATGGAGCTATTGCGGCAGGTGCAACCAACATGGTTATTCCAGCAAAATCAAAAATTATTGATTGTAAAGTTGATATGTCTACTGCGGCTAACACAACAACAAACTTGAGTGTTGGCGATACAGTTGGCGGCGCAACAACAATCTTAAATACATTGGCATCTGGCACAAGTGCTGGTCTTAAAACTATTACTACACAAGGTGGTGGTACAGGTGAGTGGGCTGACACAGGAACTGCCGATCTTAAACTTACAGTGACAAGTAGTGCGGGTACTACTGCTGGTGTTGCAGTTATTACGATTATGTATGCTCAAGCGTATAACTCTCCTGTTCGTCCATAAAACTTTTTGGTGGGGATGAAACCCCACCTACAACTATAGGAGTAGCAAATGGCGGATATTAAAACAGTAACAAAAATTTCAGAAAGCACTAGGGAAGTAGTTTTTGCTTTTCAGTATCAGTATGTAGATGGTGGCAACGAAAGTGCCGTTAGTAAAATTGATGTTTCTGCTCTTAGCAAAAGTGCAAATGGAGACACTTGCACAGGATTAAGAATTGCAGAATGTTGGTGGGTTATTAAGGCAATGACTGTAGAGGTATTAGCAGACGCTGATGCAGACGTTATAGTTATGCACCTTGATGAAAACCAATCAGGTTACCAAGACTTCTCTAAGTTTGGAGGTCTACCAGACACTGCCGATTATGGTGCAAATGGTACTGGTGACATTAAGTTTACAACAACTGGTGCAGGTGCAGTTGGAGATGCGTATCAAATAGTGATGCGCGCAATTAAGCAATACTAGGAGGCTTAAATGGCACTATCAGGAACTGTAGCCTTTAAACCTAATGTAGAAGAAATAATTGCTGAAGCATTTGAGCGTTGTGGTCTTGATACCCAAACTCAAACTGGTGATAAGGCTGTGTCTGCAAGGCGCAGTCTTAACCTTCTTTTTTCTGAGTGGGCTAATAGAGGTATTAACTATTGGTCTGTAGAGCAGAAAACTCTGACATTGGTAAATGGTCAAACTACGCCATACACATTGCCAGTAGGTACAATTGATATTATGGATGCGGTAATACGAGACAGTTCTGGTACAGATACTTCTGACCAGATAATAAATCGTGTATCTATTGCAGATTACAATCAACTTCCAAACAAGACATCTAGTGGTAAGCCAAGTCAGTATATGTTGGATAGCCAAATAACTCCAAAGATTTATATTTGGCAAATACCTGACAGGACAACATATAGTATGGTCTATTGGGCTGTTAATCAGCTTGATGACATTACGGCATCTAATCAAGATGCAGACATTCCATATCGTTGGAACGATTGCATATGTGCTGGGTTGGCAAGTAAATTAGCAATAAAATTTGCAAATGAAAAATTTACACTTTTAAATGAAATGTATGAACGCGCATTTAGCATTGCATCTTCGGCAGATAATGATGGTGTAAGTTTAAGGATTCGGCCTACTGCGCTGAACTTATCTTAATGGGGAAATACGCAAGAGGAAAAAAATCCTACGCAATAAGCGACAGAAGTGGTCTTCGGGTTAAGTATACCAAACTGAAGACGACTTGGGATGGCTTGCGTGTTTCACCTGAAGATTGGGAGCCAAAACACCCACAACTTACTCCTGCTAAAAATGTTGTGGACGCGACTGCCTTATTTAATGGTAGGCCAGATAACGATCCAGAAAATGTTGTTGTCTATATTGGGTTTACACAAGATTGGACAATAGATCCAAGGGCAAGACCACCTGTTGGAGTTCCGTCTATAGCTGAAGCTGGTTATGTTGATATACACCATGATCGTATATTTAGTGTATCTGGCGTATCTGGAGCGGCTAATGTTGGAGATGCATATGTATCTGATAATGAAGATGTATCTGTTAGTGGTACGGCTGGTACAGGAGCCATAGGTTCTGAAATCATTCAAAATGATGCAGTTCCAAGTGGCGTATCAAGTATAGGAGCCATAGGTTCTGAATTAATTGAAAATTATGCAATTGTAAGTGGCGCATCAGGTACAGGTGCAATAGGTAATGAGTCTCTCTTTATTACAACAGATGTAGACCCAGTTGGAGTCACTGGAACAGGTGCAGTGGGTTCTGAAGTACCTGAATTAGAATTAACTGAGACAGGTGTTGGTGGCACAGGTGCAGTAGGTAATGAAACCTTTGAAACAGAAATAGGTGAAGATGGGGTTGGTGGTACAGGCGCAATCGGCAGTGAAGTTCCTGAATTAGAATTAGGTCAAACAGGTGTATCTGGAGATGGCGAGTCAGAAGGCTTCGGAATTTCTGGTGATGGCAACATTCAATTGCTTGTTACAGGTATTTCAGGTATAGGTTCAACAGGTGCTGTTGGTGAAGAAGTTTCAATATCTGAAGCACTTGAGACAGGAGTTGGCGGATCTGGAGGTACAGGAACAGTTAGTATTCTATCTGGTACTAACGGATTAGGTTGGGGAATTGGAGCATGGGGCGATGGTGCTTGGCAAGCTGATACTCTTCCACGTCCAACTGGTGTAGGTTCAACTGGCGGTGTTGGAGCAGTAGGAACGCAAATAGAAACATCTTGGGGTATAGATGGATGGGGCGAAGGTACTTGGCAGTGAGGATAGATAAGTGAATTATACAACATTAGTCGCAAATATTCAAAACTTTTTAGAAGACGACTCAACAGAATTACAGGCGTCAATTGATGAAATTATTAATCAAGCTGAAGATATGATTTTTCAGAGGTTACCTAATCTCCCATGTTTTAGGCAAACTACGACTGCTAATTTAGTTGTAGGTACAACTGACTATATAGTGACAGGTGCTAGGATGATTAGGCAAGTGTCAATAATTAGCTCAAATGTCGTATCATATTTAGATCATAGAGTTGACTCTTACCTACGAGATTATTGGCCTAATGCAACTACGCAAGATACACCAAAGTTTTATAGCACAAAATCAGCCAGTGGAACATCTGGTACATTAGGTGGATCAGGGACTACAATCACAATAGCTCCTACACCAAATGCGGCTGATACTTACCAAGTTGACTATATTGCACCAGGAATAGGTATAAGTTCACTTAATCCTAACACATGGATTGGCAACAACGCAGAAAATGTGTTACTATCGGCGTGTCTATATGAAGCATCTGCATTTCTTAAAGCTGGAGAGACATTGGCGCTTTATAAAACACAATTTGACGAAGCGGTACAATTATTTGTACAAGAGATGCAACGCGATTATGCGGCAGAATATAACGGAGGTTTATAATGGCTATTACACAAGCAATGTGTACCCAATTTAAAAAAGATGTAATGCTTGGGTTACATGACTTAGACAGTGATACAATAAAGATCGCTCTCTACACAAGTAGTGCAAGTTTAGATGCTACTACTGATACCTACACAACATCTAATGAAGTTGCTAATGGTAACGGATACACTACTGGTGGAGTAACACTAGCAAACGCATCTGTAATTGAAAACGGAACAAGCGGATGTTTTGACGCTGATAATCCTGAGTGGACATCAGCTACTTTTACAGCGCGTGGTGCGTTGATATACAACGATACAGACGGAGATAGAGCTATCGCTGTATTAGACTTTGGTGGAGACTTCACAGTTTCTTCAGGTACTTTCAGAGTTGTTTTCCCTGCTCAGACAGCTAACAACGCAATTATAAGGATAGACTAGTATGGCTTCAACCTATGTAAATGACTTACGCCTCAATGAGATGGCAACTGGCGATCAGTCAGGCTCATGGGGTACAGTAACGAATACAAACCTCGAATTAATTGCAGAGGCTTTTTCTTATAGTGCAGAAGCTATAACAACAAATGCTGACGCGCACACAACAACAATAGCAGATGGGGCTACTGATCCAGGTCGTTCAATGTTCTTAAAGTATACAGGTACGTTGGACTCAACTTGTACAATTACAATAGGCCCAAATACTGTTAGTAAACTTTGGTTTATTGAAAATGCCACAAGTGGATCTCAAAACATTATTATTAAGCAAGGATCTGGTGCAACAGTTACGATTGCTAGTGGTAAAACTAAAGTAATCTACTCAGATGGCGTAGGCTCTGGTGCTAAAATGGTAGATGCTTTTGATTCCTTGAGTGTTGGTGCTTTAGCATCCGCAGGAGCTGTATCAGGAACAACTGGTACGTTCTCAGGAGCTGTATCAGGAACAACTGGTACGTTCTCAGGAGCTGTATCAGGAACAACTGGTACGTTCTCAGGAGCTGTTGCAGGTACAACTGGTACATTTTCAGGTGCAGTATCAGGCGCATCAGCAACCTTTGATGGTGGCGTAGATATTGATAATATTAATATTGATGGTACTACAATAGCACTGTCTTCTGGCGACCTAACACTAGATGTATCAGGAGAGATTGAACTTGACTCAGGGAATGGCGATGTAGAGTTCAAAAAGAATGGTGTAAGCCACGGCTTCATATCAAACAATAGTGATAGTTTACAGATTTATGCTCCAGTATCTAACAAGGATATATTATTTAAAGGTAATGATAATGGCAACGTCGTAACAGCCCTCACCCTTGATATGTCTAATGCTGGTGATGCTATCTTTAATAGTGATGTTGTTATAGGGTCAACAGGTAAATTACGCTCTAATGGAGATGACGATAGTTATTTACAATTTAATCAGGCTAATGTTTTAAGAGCAGTTATTGGTGACAGTACACGAATGATTATTTCAACAGGTGAAACTGTTTTCAACGAAGATAGTGGAGATTTTGACTTCCGAGTTGAGTCAAATGGTCAATCAAGTATGTTGTTTGTTGATGGTGGCAATGATAGAGTTGGAGTGGGAACTTCATCCCCCCAATGTCAGTTCCATAGTTTTGCTGACTCTGGTAGTAATGCTTTACGAGTTAGTGGAGGTGGTAATGTCAACGGTAAAGTCGAGATAGGGTTTGATGATAGTGCTGGCCCATACATAAAAGGTGGTAGTAGTCTTATAACATCTTTAAAGTTTTATGTTGATAACACTTCTTTAGCTTTAACACTTGCAAGCAACAATGAAGCTACTTTTACTGCTGACGTAAATGCGCCTAACTTCAATTCCACTTCAGATGCTACACTTAAAACAAA